GTCACAGGGGCTCTTTCGTAGTATATCCAAAGGGCAACTGCTACAAGTGCTTCAGCTGCGGAGCGAAGGGCGGTGTCGTGGACTTCCTGATGAAGCATGAGCGGCTATCATACCCAGACGCGATTCGCTGGTTAGGAAAGAAATATAATATTGAGACCGATATGACAGACTTCAACTACACACCACCGCCACCACGACCTAAGCCGGAGCCGCTTCCCATGTTGGTGCTGCCAGACGCTATGGTCAATGCACGCATGAAAGACATCGACGACAATATTCTGGTGCGTTGGATTCGTATGGGCATAAACTGGGACACCATTCAGCGCAAGCGCGTTGACGAGATGCTAACGGTCTACCGCATAGGTCACTCACCTAAGAATGGCATGACCATCTTCTGGCAGATAGACGAAGACCAACAAGTGCGCACTGGCAAGATGATGCTCTATAAGATGGACGGCCACCGCGACAAGCGCGATGGTGCCTACACCTTCGACTGGATTCACTCGGCACTCTTCCGCGACAAGCGACACCCTGAATACGACGAAGACAAACAGGAGATGAAGCAGACGTTGTTCGGCATGCACCTGCTTGACCAATGGAAGCGCAAGGACATCGAGCAGACGGTGTGCATCGTCGAGAGTGAGAAGACAGCCCTACTGATGGCCATCGCCTACGGCAACCACCCGAAGCAAGTGTGGATGGCGTGCGGCGGATTGGAGAACCTGACGCGAACGAGAATACAACCACTGATTGACCAACGACGTAACATCATCGTCTATCCTGACCGCGACGGCGTAGAGAAATGGCGGCAGAAGGTTGAACAGTTACACTACGACCGCATACTGGTTGACGACGTGCCGGTGACTAAATGGTGGCAACCATGCGACGGCGAGAAGGCCGACATAGCTGACGTGGTGGTACGGATAATGAATGAGCGCAAGCCAATGACGAACATCGGCGAGGTGAAGGCAGTCATGCCCGTCGCAGCACCGCTGATAAACAAACTTAACCTAAAGATAACTGACGATGAATAACGAACAATACACACAACAGCAAGATGAGCGGTACGTGACGCTGGCGACGAAGGTGTCGAGGCACGCGGCTGAGCAACTGGCGCGGATAGCGAAGCGCAAAGGGCTGACGATATACGAGCTCATCCAGATGGTGGTTGATACGCTCATCCGATATATGGACGACCGGCATAACTTGACGGAAGAAATGGAGCGGGCGATGTCAATCTTTGAGCACATGGTGGGCTGGGCTGATGCGCTCAACCTGGTCGACCCGACAGTGAACAAGGAAGTTGCACAAGCGGTCTATATATTCCAGGATGCTGACGGCAAGAAGAAGGGATTTCGCGCCAAGATGGTGAATAAGCCGTTTATGGGCTTGTGGGATGAGGACTCAAACGTCATGCACATCTTCGAGCGCATCATGAATATATGTATGCCTGAACTCTACATGAAGCTGTTCCGTGCCCGAATCATTTTGGAGTGCGATACGGTCAGCGAGGTGATAAACCGACTGGCAGATGCACAGGTCATCGAGCAGTTGAACGAGGGATTCCGCAAGGACTTCGAGGATGCCGCCAGGGCTGACAACGGAAAGGGATATGCCTACGGACAGAAGACTAAGAGTCTACAGTACCGAACGCCGGACAGCGTAGCCGACGACCAACGATTCCAGCAAACGCACATCGTGTTTGACGATGACGACAAGAAGCTGGCCGACATGGAGGCTGGGTATCAACAAGAAGACTGGGAGGACGAGTGGCATGATAGATGAGAGCAACTACCGACTGCCGACTAAGCAGCCGAAACGAGAACCGACCGAGGAGGAGAAGCGGCGGGCAGCAGAAACGCTTGCGTATCTGGAGAGCCTACCGTGGAGACCTCACGGCGATGAGTGGTGACGAGTATGAGTAACATGATAACGACGGCCTTCAATCCAGAATGGGAAGACCAAGAGCTGAGCATCCATCCCGAAGGTGTCATCGGTGTGAGCTGTGAAGACGAAATCATCGACACGCTCAGCCGAAGGATAGACTTCGAGTGGCAGCATCCGCAACCGAAGCGGGAACTGACACCACGCGAGCGATTCCTTGCGCTGTGCAAGCAGTTGGGACTGAAACCAAGGGAGGGGATGGTATGAGTAGAGACCCAAGGTACCAGAAGCTGTTGAACAGCAAGCGATGGAAGGAGCTGCGGGCGTGGAAACTGAGGCAGACGGAGGGGTACTGCGAGATATGCTACGCTGAAGGGTGGCGAGGCATCGACGCGCTGGCGGTGGACATCCATCACAAGATTCCAGTTGAGTCGGTGATTGACCAGGGCGAGACGGCGATGGCACGCGTCTGTTATGATCCGAACAATCTCATGGCTCTGTGTGTCCGACACCATACTGAAATCCATCAGTCAATGGGAAAGGACACAAAGGAGAATATTCAGGAGCGCAAGGCCAAGAAGCGCATCGCCTTCTTGCGGCGCAATGACCCTCATTTCAATGATGAACAAGAAACAACAAACCAAAAAGATTAAAGATTATGCCAGTAGGATTTGCATGGAACTTAGGCGAGTACGCCTTCAAGAGTGCGGACATCAACCACTCGTTTGAGGTGACGGGTTTGGCAGAGTTGAGCAAGAAACTCGACGCACTGCTGCTGAAAGACCCGAAGATGGAGAAGAAGATACAGCACATCATCGGTCGGGCACTGCGCAAGGCCGAGAAGTCGCTGGAGAAGTATGTCGATACGAGCGTGCTGAAGAGCGACCCGCGCCACGCGGCGAAGGCTATCAGGTACACAGTGTATCGGCGCATACTCGGTGGTAACCTGAACATCTTGCACGGCAAGCAGCGTGGAGCAGCGACTGGTTACACACCTGAGCGGCACCCGTCATCAGGGCGAGGCGGCAACCGCAAGACGCGCAGCGAGCGCACCATCCGCATGGAGGGCTACGAGGGAGCCGACCGCTCGTTCATCCTTCGCTTCCAGAACTCAGGTGCCCGCGTCGGTGGCGGCAATCGTTCACTCGGCAGAACAAACTTCAAGGTTGATGAGCATCGCGCAAAGGTTAGGCGAGGCATCCAGGGTGGCGACGTGAGCAAGTACGGTAAGACGGTGAACACTGGTAGCCGTGGACGCATCGCGGCCCGCAACTGGTTCGGCAACATCTCTGACCACTACATGCAAGAGGTGGCAGCAACCATCGAGGCCGAGGTTGACAAGGCAATCTCCGAGGTGTTCGGCAATGGTTGACCGACTCGACTTTAACCACCATATAGGGTCATTTAGATTCGAAGGACAAATCTTCCGAAATCCCCTACCGAAATCTACTCTCGATAGGGGAATTTTTGAAATTCTCGTTTTTCTACGGCCCAACGGCAGACGCTCCGAGGAATGGGGCACGGACACCGACGGATGTTTCACCCAATAACTCACAATCCCCACGAACAGCAAAATAAATTTTGATTATGCCAGCAAAACCTTTTAAGCAGATACAACTACACCCTGAGCAGCCGGACTGTTGCAATGAGTGCCCGCTGCTTGGACTGATACCCGAAACGGAGCGTGAGTTCGGGAGCCAGGAGACGCTTGTCTGTCTGGGCACCCGTCACGCTCTGAACGCCAGGATAGCACGGAGCCGCAAGAGTGAGCACACGCCGAAGCACCCACTGAAACGCTGGTGCGATGACGAGTGGGAGCGGTGGCAGGAGGAACCGTACTTCGGCAAGTTGCCTGTACGCAAGATTGACGTGAGCCGCTACCGTGATCCGTGGGAACGGTCGCAGCAGTTGCCCATCATATTCCACAATAAGAGAGGACGAAAACCAAAAAGCAAATAACTATGGCAAAACAGAAGACGGCGCACGCTTACGAACTGGAGCTGCGCAAGATGATAGAGAGCCGCACGGGTGCCAAGATGGAAATGTGGCTGCTGCCGCAAGTGAGGGCAACGGCCATGAACCAGGTGATGCTCGACAAGGTACAGGAAGCGTTGTGTGACCCCAAACGAAAGTTGGCCGACTGGAACGACGGTTCGACGGGTCAAATGAAGTTCGAGGCTCACCCGCTGCTGCCGCATTACGACAAACTCCAGCGCACTCTGCTTATGCAATTCGAGGCCCTGGGGTTGAACTACTCCACCACCCCAAGCAAGGTGAAGGAAGACACCAAGAAGGGAGTTGATTCTGAAAAGGCAGGGCTGACCTCAATCATCAATTCCGCACAAGATGACGTAAACGATATTCCAGACATTTAATAATGAACGACGATTTTTACCAACTGAAACAAGATGCTATCGACCTGTTGCGCAAGCGACTGACTGAGGATGTGCGCAAGCGGCTGAAAGACGTTGATGAACGGCTGCTGGCCTACTTCGACGATTGCGCCACGAACGTGAGTAATGTGTTTGCCGACGAGCACGACCGGCACGGCATGTGGGAGTTGCTTTGCGCGGCCAAGTTCATCCGCATGTTCAACACCTACCATTTCAACACCAAGAAGGTACAGTTCTACCTTCGGTTGCGTGAGGGCGTTTGGCGCAAGCAGGGCAAGGCATGGCGATACGTGGAGGGCGGTCTGAAGCTGCCATCTACCAATGGCGCAAAGGTCTATCGCTGGCAACCATTCCAGGTGTTCGTGCTCGCGTCGGTGTTCGGATTCTACACTTGGATAAATACAAAGGTAGAGGAAGGCACCAAGGATGTGCTGCTCGATACTGAGCGCGAGAAAGACGGTTTTGTGTGGGACTTCCGCAGGATGGTGGCAGAGTTCATCATGTATGGCCCCCGTAAGATTGACAAGACGGGACTGTCATCGTTCATTCAGTTGGTGTTCTTCCTCTTCGGCGATTTCAACTCAGAGATTTATTCGCTGGCCATGACTGAGAACCAGTCGAAGATTCTCTATAACCGCACGAAGTTCATGCTGCGCCAGATGAATGTGAGCGACGAGGGAAACCCGCTGTTCCGCATGACGGAGAAGGTGATAGACTGGCTACCTAAGTACCGCGACGAGATACGCAACTCGATGATCGTACCGCTGACAGGTGGCGGCAAGGCTCCTGACGGTACGAACACCGAACTGCTGAACTGGGATGAGCTGGGCAGCAGCCCCTACATCAACAACAAGAGCGACATGCAAGCGCACATCAACGTATGTCAGTCGTCAATGGGTATGCGTCGCGCACCACTCACCTTCGGCACCACCACTGCGGGCACCATCACCACGGGGCCGTTTATCGACATGCTACGTGGTCGTCACGACCTGTTGCTTCAGGAGTTTAAGTACGAAAGCGGCGAGGCAGAACCGCAGCTGATGTTCGACTCGCAGATGTGCCTACTGCTGGAGCCTGACGAGTACGAGAAGACCAACGAAGAATACATCCTGACATCGCACGCACTTCGCCGTAAGATTAACCCGATGCTGGGTATCATCGTTCAGTATGACTTCTACGACCGCGAGATGGCCAAGGCACGGCAGGACGGCGAGCAGAAGTTTGCCGAGTGTGTCAGCAAGCTGTTCAACGTCTATCGCAGCGGCATCATCCAGGAGTGGATCAAGGCGGAGCAGATACGACCCTTGCAACGCGACATGAGGATAGACGATTGCACTAAGGACAAGGGTTGGGTGATTTTTACGGGATTGGACTTCAGTCAGGGCGACGACTTGCATACGGCGGCATACCTCGCGGCAAGGAAGCACCCGTCAGGCAGAGGCACCGAGTTCTTTGCCGACTGTGATTGTTGGGTGAAGGAATCCACGGCAGAGAAGTCGGCCATCAGTCCGCTATATGAACAATGGGTGAAAGACGGGTGGTTGCACTATTCGCCTGGGCAGATCTTTGAGCCGTCGCTATACACGAACCGACTTGGTGAGCTTTTCGGCAAGGGCTGTCAGTTCATGTATTGGGGCTATGACAAGTACAAGTCGAAAGACCCCATCAACACGCTCAAAGCATTCTTGCAAAGTGTGATGAAGGTAACGAACCCCGACCCATACATACAAGTGGTGAGCCAGTTGAATAGCGAGTTCGACGGCCCGACGGACGATCTATACAAGGCGATGTTTGCGCCCGTTCCGTTCATCTCGTTTAGCAACAGTCCCCTGTGGCCCTTCTGCTTCGGCAATGCCGTACTGGAGGTGGACGGTCGCGGCAACAAACGCCCCGTTAAGCGAGCACAGACCGACTCGTGCAAGATAGACCCCGTTCAAGCCATCATCATGGCTCTCGACCTGTATGAGCGGTATGAGGGAATGAATCACTAAATAATAAGCAACTATGAAGATTGTAATTTCAAAGACGAGACTGGAAATGGCGGTGAAGAACATCTGCCGAGTGATTAACCCGAAGAATGCGCTGCCGATACTGGGCGACGTGCTTTGCATGGTGGACGTTTGAGCGTTCCCGCCAAACGGGAAGCGGCGTAAGCCAAAGGGCAAATTAAATAAAAGGAACTATGACAGAGAAGAAACAATGGAAGCGACCGCAAGACGTGGTGACCTTCCGAACGAGTGACCCAAAGGAAATGCTCGGCAAGTACATGCCGAAGCACGCAGTGAAAACATGGAATGAGGACTTCCGCGACGAAGACACTGGCGAGGTGGTAAGCATCGAGCGCAATCAGATAGTCGTTGAGCGTGGTTACATCTCGGACGAGAAGTTACAGGAGATTCAGTTTGCCATTCAGTCGGGCGACATTACCGACGTGGAGGTGAGCGAGGACGACGTGCAAGACATGACGCTCTACACGCCGAAGTACGTTACGAACTTCATGGTGGAGATACCCATCTTCAGCGCGGGCACCATCACCAAGAACCACTTCGCCGTGCGAGCGCAGACCATCCCGCAGGCTATCCAGATAGCCGCAGAGTTTGGGCAGATGTACCGAGGTTTCGACGGTTTCATCCGTGCAACGCGAGTGGTGACGATTGACGCGAACATCGTGCCAGACGACCACGCTTGCATTCCCGAAGCCGACCGCACACCAGCCGACGAGCGCAAGGACTACTTCAAGGTGCAAGTGCGCACGGAATGGGTAGAGGACGGCAAGCTGAAGAAGTCGGACACCTACTACATTGTGGCGGCAAAGGATGTCGGTCAGGCAAAGGAACGCATCGCCCGTCTGCTCGACATCATGAAGGCCGAGCGCGAGAAAGAAGACGGCTTCCGTGTCGAGGATGAACGACGCACGACCATCCGCAAGGCTCTGCCCTTCGAGGTGGATTGTATCGTGCCAAAGGAATTTAGCGATATGTTCTACGAAGAGCCTACGAAGATGTAGGCTCTTCACTCTTCACGAATTACACTAATTATGGCAAAGGAATTAAAACGCAGGGACTTGTCGGGGATTTACATCTTCGACACGTTCCCAGGGGAAGAGAAGCGGAGGCCGACGTGCATCGAGGATTGTCAGCCTGAGACGCGGCGCAAGTTGCTGATGACGAAGAGTAAGGAATGGATGCGGGATTGCATCAGGCAGTTGGCGCAGACGTTCAAGGAAACGACGGACTATCTGGTGACG